ATCCGAAGAGGTTCTGTTCAATTCTTCCAGAACATACTGAGGCATAGGGGTAAGAGCAAGGGGAGTAGGAGGTTGAAACCCAGGAGTATATTGAATAACAAGTCCTGGCTCTGAAGTGATCTTATTCGGGTCAACTGATCCTCTAGGAGCTAGCAATTGTGGCTTAGCCATACGGTTCTTAGCTTCAACTAGTTGTGATCGAGTTCTGTTGTATTCCTTCTGGAGAGGAATAAGGTCTACCATAGAAGAATCAGAGTAGAATCTTCCAGTTGGCATTAACTCGAACTTAGAAAGTGGATACTGACCATGCTGGTAAGGCCAGCCATCAATAACCTTGATAAGCTGATCCTGAGTGAAGATAACTACTCCACCATTCTTCAACATACTGCATGGCTTTAGCCACATTTCCTTAACGTACACTTGTGTCTTTACACTGGATTGCTTGATACCTAGTGCTGAGAGGTACTTATCCTCAACCATATCAGTACCACTAGAATCAGGCTTCACAGCCTTACCATACATACGCTCTACAGCATCAGGATTCTTCGCAGCAGCATGAATAACATGAGGCTGATTCTCTAGATCTTCTTCCTGAACATCTGGAACGAAAATATGGAAGGGAGACACACGATCACAGAATACATCACCCTTTTGGACAGCATCAAAACGAGCATTCTCGTCGTAACCATCTTTAATGAATCCTGTACCTACTAGACTCATCCAGAACACAGCACGACGAATGTGCTTCATTAGATTCTGTTCACGCCAAAAGAACTCAGAGAGATTATCACCCGCCTGAGCAGCAAGAATATCCTCGTCATCTGAGGATTGAGGAACAACAAAGCCCATAGGCATTTCTTTAGTGAGCTTTGCCATTTCCTTTCTTAGCATAACTCGGACCTTATTTGAAACAAGTCGAACTCGCCAAGGTGGAGCAGGAGGATCATACATACGAGCTACCATACCTTGACTAGCAATCCATTGAAGGTATTGCTTGCCAAAGTAGAAAGCAAGATTCATGTACCATTGATTCTCAAACTGCTGACGATACTCCTTATCCTTCCGAAAACACTCGTTAGCGTAGTCTAGGAGTTTCTTGTTACTTGACGAGCCTCGGATATTGGCGAGGCCCGTATTCGGCATTCCGTTATTCGGTTCCGAATAATCCGAGTTCGTTGAACTCGTGCCTAAGGTCGTCGCCACTTAAGACTTCTCCGATTCCTTGATTTTCAGCCATTGCCTTCCATCGACGAAGTTCTTCTTCGTCAGACATTCCTGCTACTACATCATCAAATTTTGAGTTTGTAGAAAGGTTCTGATTCATCTGAGTGTAACTCGTCCATTCCTTCGTCATCACTCGATTCATCAGACGTTCTCTCTCCAGAATCCAAGAGTTCTGTTGAGCTTGATGATCCTTCTGAATCTGCCTGATCGTCTGCCAACAAAGTGCTGACTGAATCAACAACACTATTGCTAGACTGATCATTGGAACTAACCACGGGTTCATTTGCCACCACTAGATTCTCTATGGCTTCTCTAAGAGCTTCGTTCTTAACTTCAAGACGATGATTAGCAGTAATCAGTCTGTCATTCTGTTCTTTCAACGCTTCAGCAGCACGCTCAGAAAGCATCCCTAGCAACATAGCTACCGACTCCGTACATTGATGACAAGTATATAGAGCACCGTAGAACTCTATGCTAACTCCCCAATCAATGTACGGAGACTTATCACCACTCCCACAAAAATAGCAAGCCCCTGGGAGAGCTATAGGATTCTGTACAAGCTCAAACATCAGGAACTAGAAGAAGCAGTAGACTTCGTGGTCTTAGCAGCAGGCTTCGTATTGTTTTCAGTTTCAGCCTCTTTATCTTCCTTTTCTTCCTTATCAGCAGCAGCACCCTCGGCTGTAAGTTCCGCTTCTTCTTCTGCTCTCACAGCTACTTCATTAAAGGTCAGAACTTCCTCTGGACCCTCTTCCTGAGCAGCCAAACGAGCATCATCTTCCACAACGGGAAGTGCTGTAGGCTGTTGAGTTACAACAACCAATTCTACCCAATCATTTCCTTCACCAGAGAAAGGAGAACCAGCAACTCCAGCTTCACCCTGGGCTGAACGCAACTTAACTTGTGTCACAAGTCGAGGGTCCACGTCCATTTCGTGAACATTCTCTCCGTTTACCTTGATGTTGAAAGCCACTTAGTAATCCTCTCCTAAGTTGTAATCCACGTATTTCTGACCCATCCTAACCAATTCTTTATCTGTATATGGTTTAGTTGGATCAACTACATCTGTAACTCCCAAGGGGAGTGTAGACAGGTCTGGAACCGCAGTTCCGTCGTCTGCCTCTGGTCGTGACGCTATCAGATAACGCAAGGCGTCACAAGCATGATCGTCTTTCTTGACAGGTTCTTCTTTGAAGTTGCGATCATAATTCATCTTCTTGTGTGCCCATTTACCCCAACGGTACTTCCTGAGTTCCCAAATCAAACGTTCACAATTTCTAGTGATGAACAACTCAGGTTTACCAAGAGCTAGATCAGTTCCAAGTAGCTTAGACTTAATACGAGTAAGACCAGCAGAGATGTCATTATTACCGCAGATAACAGGAATTCCGTTGTAGATGTATTCGAGCTGGACCGAAGTTCCTGTGATAGGATCAGTATTCCTAATAGAAGGATCGCCCACCCTATAAGATGGCTCGCCGTATATCTCATCCATTTCCTTGACTACTTTAGCATGATAGGCTACAATTCGTCCGGCTTGATAATGCTCATCTAGAATGATAATTCGGCCATCCCTATCTACACAAGCAAACAACCATGCTGTAGGATTCCGAATACCATGATCCATTCCATCAAATCTCATCCATCCCGGTGGAGTAGAAATAGGGTCAATTACATGGATTTGGGGATCGAACTCAGGATATACCAAACCACCAACAGAAACATATCGACCATGCTGGCGAGCATCCAAATCTTCCTGTGAAAGACCACTGAGCGCAAGCTTTTTTCCTTCTTCTGTCAAATATGGGTTATCATCCATATCAACTTCTACAACAAGTAGATATGGGTCTAATCCAAATTGAGCATAAACATCATCGTAAGTCCACGTCATACCTTCTACAGGAGTCATGGTAATCCACCAATGTCCTGCGGTATCCAGTAGTCTTAAGCTACATTCTGTAAAGATATCCTTTGGAGGTTCCTCGTCGTACCAAATCCAATGGCGTGAAGTCCCAGCGAATTTCTCTAGATCCTGCTCGTAAGTAAGGATCTCACAATACGATCCGTTGGCAAACGAAAGGGTACGAAGTTCCTTATCGTAAGAATCCTCCCACGACCCATTGACCAAATATGATTTCGGGATCAGGTTAGATAGCATCGGAAGAATGATCTTATTTAGTCCCTGAATTATATCAACTGTGACCACTCTACCAAACGTGGGCGGCTCCCAGGGTAGCCTCTTATATGGGTGCTGTCCCTGCATGTACCACACGGCCTCGGCGGCTCCCGACGTCGTCTTGCCAGAACGGTTACCTCCGACAAATTGTTTCTTCGGAGCTACGCTTTCGTGAAAACTCCGCTGCTTCTCGTGTGGTTTGTACTGAAAAATGTTGGGAAATCTAGCCGCGTTTCTTAGCTGATCCGCCAAGACGTGAATGGCTTGACTATCAGTTTTAATTCTAGTTTGTTGTTTACGAGGCACGTCGAGGAAGCTCCAATTGCTCTACATCGTTAGCAATAGCCCTCAAAAGCTCGGGATCACGGACGTGTTTTCCAACAATTTCCACCAAACGATAGACAATAGTTTCGACATTTATGTTAATATCCAGCCTCGGTGAGTAAATTCCCCGCATTTCAAAGAACAATTTCATAGCCGAAACATCGCCCCGAACCACAGACTGAACCAAGGATTTATAGGCTTCATGGTCCGAATTCTCAAAAAGCTGCTCAGTTCTCATTACCAAATACTTGTGAAACGCTGGATCACGCAGCCAAGTCTGGTACTGAGACATAGTTACGCCCAAAACATCTAGCTTCTGACGAAGGGATTTCTTATCCTCAACGTTCAAAAGCATGTTAACTAATAGCAGTTGAGTCGGAGTTAGAAGCTTAGAATCTTCCTTAAATTCCAAACCCCGCTTCTTGAGAGCGTCTTGAAACCGCTGTTTCTCCCAACAAGCTTTGACCCTTTTCTTAGTTTTCGTGGAGCTAAAAGGATCCAATCCCTCAACAACAGCATCTTGTGTAGGAATCCGGCCAGTCTCCCAATAAACTTGTTCCACGTAAGCCAGGATACTTAACTCAGAATCATTCAGACTCTCTGGTTCCTGAGGTTTCGGAACTTCTATCACTGGGAAGTTGTACTTTGTATCTAACACCACTATGGTAGTACTCCTGATGCTGGTATTCGAGTTCTTCGATGTCTCCTACAGGAAGCTGAATGTCTCGAAGAGCTATCCGCAACTGTCCAGGGAATTCGTCAACCTTGCAAGCCTCTACTCGTCGAACAGAGGTAGGGTTAATTGCAATGGATTTGGCGAATCCAAAGGCAGTAGAAAGATTGAGAGACAATCTGAACTGATGGAGGGGACTTCGGGAGAGGTTGGACTCTGGTAAGGTATAGGGGGAATGTTCTTCCCCGAATGAGTAACGTTTGTTGAAGATGTAGTACTCGTATTGCTCTTCGGCTTCGGATCCAAGGACTCCATAATGTTCCACCATCCTCTTCATAATTGAAGGGAGAATTGTAGGATACATACCCATCTCATTCAAATAAACCGCCTGCAAGTGAATCTTACACTCCCTAGAGAACTCTTCAAGAGTTAGGTGGTTTTCAAGACGGAGCACCCGAATCGGATTTGACGTGCGCTCAGACTTCCTTGCCATATCAACAGGCTATCGAATTTGTCAAGTCCTTAGTTTAAATGTCTTGACATCCTCGTGAGGAAATGTTATACTGTGGGCTATGGCTTATGGTGACAAATGGAAAACCAAGTCTATAATAACCGTAACCGTTGTTGCAGCCAATGAAGCTAGGGCGCAAAGAAAGTGGGAGCAAGTATTAGAGAAGATCAAGTACCAAGTCGATGGCGTAACCGTTGAAGAACAACTAGAACCAAACTGGTTAAAAGAGGAAGAAGAAATTGTCAACAACGACTGATGTGAACCTGAACGGTCTTATCTCAGAACTTCAAAGATACAGAGAAGAAGAACCAGAGCTAAGCGACTCACTTAGAGTGTGTATCAATGAATTTGAACATCTCAAAGCCCGAGGATGGCCTGACTCAGAAATTGTCTACAACGACAATGATAAGCCCGGTGGTATTCCAATTGAGTTTGCTAGGATGGTATTGGAACTCTGTCAATACTGCGCCGACCATAACATTGACCTGGCCGACGCCATAGCGAGAGTGAGAAACTAGTTGCATGTGCGGCACACACTCATGTATAGTAGGTGGTGTGCCGCACATCACTCTCAATTTCAAGCACCCTTACAAAGACCTAATCGCCAAGAAACGCTGTAAAAAGTGCAAGTTCTGGACTAAGGACGATGAGCTTAACGATGAGGATTTGTGTCCTGCTTGCGCCTAACCTGGGGCTTTAGGCAAGGTATTAGCCCCAACATCGTACACTAAAGGTGAATCTCCGTTAGGAATCAGGAACGATAAGCGTGACCTATCCCTCATTCCTACAGGTTCAGGCACGGGTTTACATCCGTTCCAAGCGGGACCACCTATACCGAATTGGTTGCCAGTGACCACGTTCCTAATCCTCATAGCATTAAACGCAGTTGTAACGTAAAACAACTCGTTCTTTAGGCTAAAGATTCCTGGACCTATGGAGGCTCCTGCTCCCTGAATTGGAACGTTTCTGGAAGTCCAGGCTGTACCGTTCCAATAAAGCTCCAACCACATAGGAGAAGAAATATCCCGGTTCTGAGCAATGCAATGCGGGAATCCTGAGCTATCGTAGCAGAAGCCCGCACTTCCATTTTCTGACCAAGTTGGAGATGACGTTATGGCGGCAGGACCGTAGTTGTTCCAATCTAGTGGCATAGTTAGAACTGTGCCATCAACAGCCTTCCAAGTTATACCCAAATCATCCGTGTAGGCGTAGAGCAAGTTCCTCTTAAGGAACGTATCCGCCGGATCACGCTTCGCCCAAATTGCTACAACTCCGAGACGCTCTGTGCCGTTGGGTAGAATAAACGTAGCAATACCGTACAGGTAAGCTCTGTCAGGTATCCCGTTGTTGAGAGTTTGGTTCCCTGCCGTAATCATGAATTCACCGTTACTAGCAAGTGGTTGCCAAGTTAGTGAACCGGGTGGAAGTTTCCAGGCCGTGAAATCTCGACCTGCTGTAGTATCTACAGCAGAGTCCTCTTGATCCGAGAACTGAATTACTGTACCGTCCAGCATACGGGTGAAGTAAGTGTACGTATGAAGTTTCAACCCAGTGTTGTTCCACGGTAAAGTATTGAAGGCTGGTACTGTCCATGTAGTAGACGGAGGCCAGTTGGTTACGTTCGTGTAAGCGTAGAACCAATCCGTTGCATGAGTGTTCCCCATAACATGCACGTTATTTAGCGTATCCAGAACGCAAGTTAACGTCCAGTGACTATCCACTGAGTTCACAGGCATGTTGAATGGGTTGCCTACAATTGTGTTTAAGTTGAATAGTGATCCGTAGGTTCCTGAGGCTACGTCCTTTTTCCACAGCATCCCATCCCAGTTGTTCTTGATCAGGATACCAACCTCAAAAGTATCATCATAAGAACGGATGAATTGTGGTTGACTAGAACTTGCAGAAGTCCTATCGTTTCCTGGGGTTAGGACTGGCACTAGAGCATCTTCTCAAACTTCATGGCAGAGCCAGCCTTCAGAATTGTGTTAATAGCTCCAGAAGCTACCTGAGCCCAATTCAGAATAATCGGGTTAGCCTGTACAGTTTGCACCACAATATCTCCACGGGCGAACATAATAGTACCCGTTGCTACAGCACCAGCACTTTGGTTTAATCCAGAAGTAGCAGGTTGTGGAGTGCTCTGTGTCATTAAACCTGTGGTCCAGTCAAAACGAAGCTGGTACGGGTACACGTCAATTGTAGCACCTGTACAAGTAAAGTTGTACTTGAAATCCAGGTTAATGTCAGCATCGTACTTGAATACGAACGTTCCCCAATAACTTGAGTTCGCCGCTAGGGCAACTTGTAAATCTGGATCAGCCGTAGCAGTAGTTGTAGTGTTTCTAGGTAGGTCTGCGGCCTTCACAGCATACAAATTATCCCAGAGAGCTTTTGATGCTGTAGCTACCTGAATTATCTGTGTACCACCGGACGGGGGTAGAATTTCTATCCCTGGACCTTGTACTAGTGTAGGGAGCGGGTAACCGTACCTAGTATCCAATAGGTTAAGTGGCAAGCCTGTAGCTAACGCCGTCCATACTCCGTTAAAGTACTCTAAAACTATGGCTTGGTTAAGTAGGGTTAAGCCACCCCCAGAAGTTGGGCCACCCGGTTTGTTGAACACGTCCCCACCCGAGGACGTAAATGTTACCCCGTTAGTTCCGCCTTGAGTAACAATTCTGCCACCAACTTGTGTACCGTTAGGTGGGGTTGTAGGTAGCGGAATAGATAATGCTCCAGATGTAGTATCAAACAATACGAACTCATTCGGTTGTGGAGAATAGACCGAAGATTTGATAGCTGTTACGGTAAAGTTTGGCGTAACCCAAGAACCATCGGCTCGCATGAAATTTGCGGTTCCACCACCTGACGCTGGAACCGTGCCCTTTAAAGTATTGCTAAAGTTGTTGAGTTGCGCCGTCGCTACTACAGGGGCCAAGCCTGGATTCGGATAAGTTCCTGACAAAGCACCACCCGCAGGTCCAGAAGGTGCTCCACCACTAGGAGTTAAGGCACCAGAGAGAATGGCTTGGTACTCTAGATCATTTAGACTTTGCTGAATTGCTTGAGTAAGTGGTATGCCGAGTGCTGTGGCGTAATACTGGTATCTCAGATCGTTAAGTGTCGCTGCCATGTTGTTAGGTTATCTGGTTTGATTGGATTTCGCAAGGGGTTTGAGGTTTGGTTTAAAAACTAATTCTTGTCCATTTAGCGGGAAATAAGGTACGCTACGCTCCGTCGCAGTTGGTGGGAAGTGAACGAATTGGCAGATAAGCTTATCACAACTTTACCCCAACACTTCAACAACAGTTCAACAACATTGGCACAACACTAAACCTCTAGTTGAGGTTAATGCCTCAACAACATCTGCCCAATATTTCCCCAACAATTATTGTTCAAGAGTTGTTATTGAGAAACCTGGATCTTTATGCCAGCTTTATGTTGTGAATGTTAAGCTCAACCTAGCTCCGCAGGTAGCGGAGCGGAAAGGTTGAGATGTTCAGTATCTACTGTGAAGGATGGAACACAGAGTTTGTGTTCAACCCGGCGAAACTCGCCGAGGTTCGTCCCGTTGGTTTCGTTCACGCTATGTCAGAGAGCAACGGGGAAATCTGGGAAGGTACTCCATTGCAGATTGGCCGCATCGTTGTTGAGGCTCTGACTTGCGAGAGCCTCAACAACGGATGGTTCCTTGTTGGATCGGAGGACGTGTGATGAATCTGTTTCCCCTCAATCTCGCACGAGTGGAGGTTAGCCGGGTTCAATGCCCGGCAGCCTTCATTCTGACGTTCTGGTCCGAAGATGGCTGGACGTACAACGGCTCCTACTATCTGTTCAGTGGGCAGGTAGTTCGGCCGAATCGAGTGGACTGGTCACAAGCTGAGAAAGATCTGACAGCTTGGCTCAGTAACTCTTACGGGGAGGAAATCTAAAGTCAAAGTTTGCTCAGGCGAAAGCTTGAGCAAACGCGACCGCGCGCCACACGTGCCGAGCGGTCGCTAAACGTAGAATAAAGTACCTTGCTTGATTTATCAAGCGAACATGTGTACGTCGAACATATGTATGCTTGATATACTTTGCAGCCTGCTAGATATCTCAATCGAACTAATGTTCTGTGACAACGTTCACACCTAAGCTGCTAAGGTTTCCGGCTGGCACGCCGATATAATACGTACAAGCGAGCAACACCAAACCGAAAGGGTAAGAAGTGATTGAGAACCTGTTGGCAGTAATCAGCACCGGATGGAAGAAGTACGTCCGTGAAGTCGGCGCTCCCGACTTTCCGTTTGCTGCCGATTACTTCCTGATGGAAGTTGACATCTTTCCAGCCAGTATCCTCGACAAGGGTAAGGATGGAACTTTCGTCAACTTTATCCATATGTCCTACGTCGTGCGCTGCGGCGGAAGTGTGGTGCTCTGATGGATTTCCACGGATTGTGCGATCATTGCGGCGAGGATCATAAGGTCTACCTGTTCTGGGTAGACAGCAATATCCTCCCACTCTGTCAGCCTTGTGCAAACTCGGCACTCAACACACCAGTCGTGAAGTCTTACGACTTCTAAAGATTATCGGGCGGTATCGCTGCGAAGGCCTAGCCTAGAGTAACAGTACGAAAGCGAGCCCTAATAAGCCCTAGCTAGGGGAATGAGCCCTAACCTAGCTAGGCACAATCTAACCAAACCAATGAAAGGGTAAGTAATGACCGCAAGCAACAACAACTTCGCAAGGCAGGAAATCTATCGGGAGGCACTCGGCGACTTGTTCGCTAAGAAGTCTCGCAACACAGCGAGGTACGCTTCTCGCAAGATGTTTGACGATGCCATTGAGGCACATTGCATTGCCGGTGAAGTTCTCGACGTGTGGAAGGATCACGCTTACTGATTCGCTAAAGTTTCTCGAGCTGCAAAGCTCGAGAAACGGCGACCGCACGCCGCAAGCGCCGGGCG